GTTGAACTCGAAGAGTCCAGGCGGGATGACATCGCGCTGTGGCGGGTCTACGAGCGCCGGCTTTTCACCATCATGCGCGCCGTCTGGAACCATCACAACCCCGGGCGCAAGCTCTCCGATTCTGCGACCCTGGCCGTCGATTTTGCCGACCCCAAGCCGGACACCAGCGAGAAGGACCAAGCTGCCACGTGGGAGCTTCTTTTGTCCATGGGCCTCATTTCCCCGGTCGATGCCGCCATGGAGCGCAACCCCGACCTGGCCACTAGGGAAGACGCTCTCGCCTACCTCATGCAGGTGCGCGACGAGACGGCCGCCCTAAGCGAGAACAAGATTTAATCGCCGGCGACGGCGTAAATCATCGAAGGAGCACCAGATGGACCAGAACGAGAACGACAAGCAGAACCAGTCTCAGGACCAGAACGGCACCCCCGGGAGCGGACCCGACAAAACCGAAAAGACGGTGCCCTATGAGCGGTTCCAGGCCGTGAATGCGGCCAAGAAGGCGGCCGAGGAGACCTTGACCGGCTTGGTTACGGAGCTGGTGGAAGACATCCCGGAGCAATACCGCGCTCTGGTCCCCAACATCGCCCCGGCGGATCAGATCAAATGGATTCGCGAGGCCCAAAAGTCCGGCCTTTTCAGCACCAAGAAGGAGCCATCGGGACCGGATAGCAAGCGGCCCGGCGGGAAGCCTCCCGTCGATTTCTCGAACATGAGCGCCACGCAGCGCATGGCTGCGGGCTACGAAAAGTAAGGAGTTACGAACATGGCCTTGACTCTCATCGAAGCGGCCAAGCTCGAACAGGACCCGCTCAAAAGCGGCGCTATCGAGACCATTGCCAAGAACAGCGGCGTTCTGGAGCGCCTGCCGTTCCTGCCCGTCTCCAGTAACAGCTACACCTACAACCTGGAAGAGACCCTGCCCGGGATCGCGTTCCGGGCCGTGGGCGAGGGCTACACCGAAAGCACGGGTGTCATCAATCCGCGCACCGAGCGGCTGTCCATCCTGGGTGGCACCTCGGACTATGACCGTGCCCTCATCAAGACCCAGGGCAACGTCAACAGCCTGCGGGCAGTTCATGACGCAATGAAGGCCAAGGCCGCGAGCCTCAAGTTCACCAAGACGTTCTTCCTGGGGGACAGCGAGACCAACGCCAAGGAATTTGACGGCCTGGAAAAGCGCCTGACCGGAGATCAGGTCCTTGCCCAGGGTTCCACCAGCGGTGGTGACGCCTTGACCCTGGCCAAGCTGGACGAACTTCTGGACGCCGTTGTGGGCGGGGCCGACTGCCTGTTCATGAACAAGCGGTTGCGCCGGAAGATTTCCGAGCTGGTGCGGGCCGCCGGGCAGGCCACGGAAACCGTCTCCGATGCCTTCGGCCGGCAGTTGTCGGCTTACGCCTCGGTGCCCATCGTGGTGATTGAGGAAGACGAGACCGGTGCCGACATTTTGGACTTCACCGAGGACAACCCGGGGGGCGGGACCGCCGCTTCGACCTCCATCTACGCGGTGCGCTTTGGGGCCGGAGAATACGTGTCCGGCATTCAGTGCGGGACCCTGGATGTCCTGGATATGGGCCTCTACGCGGGCGGGGTGGCTTACCGGACCTTGATCGAATGGATCTGCGGCATGGCCGTCTTTCACCCCAAAAGTGGTGCCCGGCTTCGCGGCATCAAGAACGCGTAAGGAGTCATCACCATGTACGACAACACGCTCATTTTGAAGGATGCCGGTCTGGTGGCCGCCAGTGCCGCCGGCACCGTCTCCAGTGTCGCCAAGGTTGCCCAGCTCGGGGAAGGTCGGGTGGATGCCCGCCTGGTCCTGGACGTGTCCGCCATCGAGATCGCCAGCAACGACGAGCTCTATGCCGTGGCCATTCAGGGCAGCACCTCCAGCACGTTCGCCAGCGGCATCGAGGAACTGGCCGTCGTCAACCTGGGGGCGGCTGAAGTCGTCGGTGGAGACATCGACAGCGCCGCCGGGCGGTTCGAGGTGCCTTTCAGCACCGAAAAGGCCGGGGTCATTTACCCCTATGTGCGGATCTACACGACCGTTTCCGGCACCATCGCCACCGGGATCAACTTTACGGCCCGGATCGAACCATAATGTGAACATGCCTCCCGGGCACCCCCCATTCACCCGGAAGGTTTTCATGCGCCTATTGGTACGGCCTTAAAAAATAAGACGCGCCCTGGGAGGGGTGAAAAGGCCCAACCCGGACAAGCCGGGGTCCGAAAATACGGGGAAACCCGTCCCGGCTTTACTCTGGAGTGTCTATGGGAAGCAGCTTCGAATTGGATATCGCCCGCTTCAAGATCAAGACCGAAAGGGCCATTGAGCAATTCGTTCAAAAGATCGTGCTCGATATGCACGCGAATTTGATTGTTCTCAAGTGGCCCGTCAAGTCTGGAAGGTCGCGGGCCAACAATATGATATCCCTCAACTCGCTTCCGTCTGAATCTATCATGGAGCTTGACCCATCCGGTCAGGCCACCATTTCCAAGGGCATGGAAGTGATGGCCCGTTTCAAGTTGGGCGACACCATTTTTCTCTACAACAACGTCGCGTACGCCATTGCCTTGGAGTTCGGACATTCGAAACAGGCCCCCGCCGGAGTGTATCGCATCGCTGTTCAAGATGTCCTGGGGAAGTATGGAAAATAGCTACCTCGACGACCTGCTCAAGTTCCAGCACCGAGTTGACCAGCGGGCAACCTCCCTGGCTGACGACATGGTGAAGGAGCTTCGCGCCTCCAGGGCGGTCATTGTGGGGAAGCTGGCGGCCCTGGCCGACGATGCAGGAAAAAACTGGGACGACCTTTCCTTGAACCGCCGGAAAGAGCTTCTGACAGCCCAGCTCGCGGCCGTTGATGCTGTTCTGGTAGATGTCTACGCCAGTGCCGGGAAAAGCCTCCAGGAGGCCGGAGAAGACGTTGTAGCAGCAAGCGCCAAGCAGGCGGCAACAGCCATGACCGAGATCACAGGCGCCGCAACCGTAAGCCTTGGAGCGACCTTCACCACCGACGTGGCCACGGCCTGGTTCGAGTCCTCGACCGTCGAAGGCCTGACCATCAACAATTTTCTGAACAAGCTCCAGGCGAACGCCCGGGATCGAATTGTCTCCGCCGGCCGCCGGGCCATGATCGAGGGCAAGAGCGTCGATGCAGCGGCCAGGATGATACGCATGGAGGGCATTGAAGGCAGTGTCCCCGGTCTGGAGGGATTGGCTCGGACCTTCTGCTTATCCGCCTCGAATCACGCCCGTGACAAAACCATCGAAGAACACTTCCCCGACATGGTGGGAGGCTGGAAGCGGATCGGCACCTTGGATCGCCGGACCTGTATCGCCTGCGGGAGCATGGACGGCAAGGTCTACAAGCCCGGGGAGCCGCGTCCCTCCCTGCCGGCGCATTGGCGTTGCCGCTGCCTCTATGTGGTCCAGACGCCGACTTTCAAAGAGCTTGGGATCGATGCCCCAGAACTTGACGAGAGCACGCGTCCGGCCGTGAAGCATAGCGCCCGCACCGTACACCATCGGGACGGAAGCACGAGCACCGAGTTCACCGTGGAAAGCGTGGACCAAGTCCCGGCCAGCACCACCTACACGGAATGGCTCAAGCGCCAGCTCCAGGAAGACCCGGCCTTCGTCCGGTCTGTCTTGGGCAAGACCAGATTTGAATTGTTCAAAAGCGGCAAACTGAATCTGTCCGGCATGGTCACAGATGGGAAAATAAAGAATCTCTCCGATCTATAGAGGTTGCCATGGATATCGCTGAAATTTCCGTCAAGGTGAACACCCAGGAAGCGAAGAACGCCTCCAGGGATATCGATAACCTCGGCAAGTCCGGCGAGCGCGCACAGCGCAACGTGGACGGTCTTACGGCTGCGGCGAAATATCTTGTAAGCGCACTTGCTAACGCTGTTAATTCCATAGATAGGCTGACAAATGGCGTAATGACGCTCTCCAAAGACCTTGAACAAGCGAGGTCTGGAACACAAGGTCTTAATGCTGGGATGGTTAGTCTTACAGCCGCGCTTGTAAATGCGACAAGGTCAACTGATCAGCTTGCAAACCACGTCATTTCCCTTACCCAAGAGATGGGCAAGACCAAGACCGATACAACAGTGCTGAACGAAAGTGTTACAACTCTCGGTGGATCTTTTGGGACACTTAAACAAATCGCCGCAACACTTGGTATAGCTATTGGCTTTCATGAAGCGGCTCAGGCAATCAAATCCTCTCTGAATGTTATCGATGACTATAAGCGAACTGTAATTGGTATAGCTGCAACACTTACCGACACGGCTACAGGTACAAGTGAGCAGCTTAAATATATTTATAAA